GGTTCGGGGCAGTCAGCCAGCCTCCAAGGTCCTTTCCAGTAATCACGGCTTCACCTCCTCTTTCGCATTCCAGAGTTTGCACCTCGACAGCGCGTTTTCCGCTGTACATCCAAACTTGCAGCACCAGTCGTTGTACCGGCACGCAAGTGGCGAAGTCTTTGGATGCCCGGCATTGTGGTGGTGTCGGCATCCGCGACAATGCTTGCTCACGGCTTCCCCCCCTCTGCTTTCTTGATAGCGGCGCGGGCGATCCGCGCATTTTCGTCCAACACCTGCGCCATCACCTCTTTGTCCGGATGCGTCTGACTGGTGTAGAGGGCGATGTTCTGCAGGGCGCTCAACAGCGTTGAGTTCGCCGCATGCCGGCGGCGCAGTTCGGCGGCGGCTTCGTGTGCCATCGCGCCGACCGGGTAAAACGAGGTGCTGAACGGGCCATCATTGACAGCCAGCCGTGCATCAGCTGGAACGGCCTCAAGCCGCTCCAACAATGGCACCTGCTTCGCTTCGGGCTGTTCGCTCACGGCGTCACCCCCTTCGGCCCCGCACACTCCCCCTTGAGCATCGGATGGCAGCGTCCATCGTAATCAAGGCAGTCGGGGTACTCGCAGCCGCCGCGCTGCGTAGCCAACGCCTCCTTGGCGACAGCCTGTGCGCTCTGCTCGTCGCCCTCGGGCTGCCGGGCGATGTCCGACAGGGCCTGGTTAATGTTCATATGCTCTCGGGCCAGGGTCCGGAGCCCCGCATTGGCCTGGAGCAGGAATCCGCGCAGGGAGTCGCGCCTCTGGCGGACATCCGCGAGCCGCTGCTCCAGACGCGCGATGCGGTTTTCGCGAGCCCGCAGCAGCGCCTTGAGCCGTTCGATTTCGCCTTCGGCCTCGGCGATGTGGTCGGTGTGGTCCATGGTTACTGCACCGTGTCGGACTTGTACCCGGGCCGCTTGCTGGCCAGGACAAGCTCTTCCAGGGCCCGCAGTCGCCCGTGAGCCGTGAGCACTTCTGCGCCCTGGGACATCCAGGCGAGGTGCATATCGAAGAACTTGGCCCGCAGGCTGTTCAGCTCTTCGTCGGTGGGGAGGCGCGGGGCTTCGGTGGTCTCGGTGTTCTCGGGCATGTGATTCTCTCCTTTCTTGCGGGATGTCCCTCGGGACCGGGGGTTCCGGCCCCGAGGGTGGTGTGGGTCAGATGTCGCGGCCGAGCAGGCGCTGCACGTCCTTCTCGGTGGGAACGTCCAGTTCGACCAGCCAGCCACGGGCTTCCATTTCCTGGAAAGCCGCTTCGGCGATGTCGCAGGCTCGCTTCGCGACCTCGGCGGGCTCCATAAGCCGGAGCTTGGCGCGGGCGGCGCTGTCCTCGCCACCGTCCGTTGCCGAGATCAGGGCGAACTTCTCCAGCAGGGTCACGGCGAAGTTCCCCTTGAGACTGAGCGTGTGGGAGTGGGCGACGTGGTGCTCCAGCCCGTTGTAGCCGACTTTGGTTCCGATATAGGTGGTCTTCACAGGGTCTTCTCCTTGGCCTCCAGGGCCTCCAGGTGGTCCACGATCAGCAGCGCGTAGCCGGCGATGTCGAGCCAGCTGTCGCGGTGGTAGCAGTTGCCGTTGACGATGCGGGCCATCTTCGTGGCGATGTGGTCGAGAGACTCCCACATGTGCTCAGGCAGGGCCTTGCCGAGATCGCTCGCGTGGTCCGTGAGCGTTCTCTTGAGCCGCTGCGAGAGCAGGGCGTTGGTGAGGTACTCGCCGTAGTTGCCGCCGCGGTCCGTGAGCAGTCCCGGGCTCGGCGTGAACGCGTTGACCGGCTCGTTCGACACGGTGATGGGCTTGTCCGCCAGATCCTCCGCCGAGACCTTCCAGTCACCCGGGGTGACCTTCGGGGTCTTGAGGAGCTTGTAGGCGTAGGCGAGGCTGATCTTGAACCTCTTGGCGAGCTCCTTGGCGCTCGTTCCGGGGTTCTTGTGCAGGTACTCCAGGGCGTTGGTGGTCTTCTTCGACTTGGGCTTCACTTGGCTTCTCCTTTGTTGCCAGGGTTACGAAACACCCATCCCTTGGGGGACAGGTAAAATCCTCGTTCGATCAGGGCCTCGACGGGACGGCATATGCCGTCCATGCGTCGATGACCAAAGAAAGCGTTAGGGGTAGCGAAGGTCTCTTTGCATACCTTGCATTGACGGACCTGCGGGGGCTTTCGCACTTTCTTCAATCTCCGAAGAATCGCCTGTATACACCGGATGCCCAGTAGTACACAAGCATTATCATGTAGTAGGTGAGGGCGAGCCCGATGGAGATAGCGACGATGGTCATCAGCAGCTCCAACAGGGCGTGTGCGTCTTTGGGGTCTACCAATATTCGACTCCTCCTCGGTGGGAGCGCCAGTTAGGTCTTGGCACCCATATGTGCAGGCGAGCCTTCTCCCTGCGCCGTCTCGCGCGGGCATCCAGGAACCACAGGATGAAGTCGATCATCGCTTGCGCTCCTTGCCCTTGTTCAAGGCTTCGATGGACCGATCGGCGACTTCCATGGCCATGGTAACCCAATCGTCGGTAGGGGCTTTTGGGAAGGCCTGGATAACGGCCGCGAGCGCGCTAGTGTAGACATACTCGCGGGGCGAGATTCCACCTACGAGCTTGGCGTGGCCTTCGTCGTCGATGACTTTCTGGGGGAATACAGACTGGAACGATTTCATGATTCTCCTTTCTCGTTTAGCTCCATCACTTCATCCTCAAGCATCACCACTTCGGTTTCGCTGAGGAACTTCAAGATGTCGAGCTCTTTCAGTTTGCCGTTGCCCTGCCTGCGTGTCAAGTAGACCCGTTTGATGTCTACCATCTTCGGCAGGAAGATGCCTCGGTTTCGAAGCTCGTCCATCATTTCGTATTCGACCGTGACCGCCAGGTCAAGGCGTGTCTTTAGGGGCATTGCCACTCTCCTTTGCTCGCTGTATGCGGGCCAGTATCTCGGCCTGCTTGTAGGTCTTGTCGTAGGCGGCTTCCACCAGCCCCTGCAAGATGACACCAAATCCCTTCCGGTAGTAGTACCGCATCTCGTTCAGCATCTCGTAGGTTTCCCGACGAACCATGATCGAACGGTACCCGCGCTGGCTTGGCGACACTCGCTTCTTCCTATCAAAAGTCAGGTCCTTCTTCCGACGCTTGCGCTTCTTGCGCACCATCGGAGAAGGCTCGTGTTTCGGCGGACGACGGTTGAGGTACTCCTTCCAGATACGGATGTCTTCCGGATCGGGTACCCACAACTCTTCCTTTGGCGGCGGCATAAGCTCTCCTTTCTTCGGAGGGGAAGCAGAATACGACAGTAGGAAGTTAAACGCAACTACCCCCTGGCTTCTCCCCACGACGGGCCGATCTCGACGTCCACACGGGAGGGGACTTCCAGGTTCACCGAGCCCGCCATGATGCGGGCCGCTTCCTCGGCCTCCGCCTTCGAATTGACGCTGACGGCGAGCTCGTCGTGCACCTGCAGGAGAATCTCAAAGCCCGCCTTGTGCAGCGCGACCATCGCGGCCTTGGTCTGGTCCGCCGCCGAGCCCTGGATAAGGCGGTTGAGGCCCTTGTAGGTCATGGCCCGCTTGATCCGTGGTCCGTACTCAATGACAGCCTGTTCGCGGGGCAGGGCCTTGTTGATGCCGTACTCGACGGGCTCCCAGAGCGGGAAGCGGCACTTGCGGCCGAGCAGGGTCCGGATGGAGCCGCCCGAGGCCGGGTGTTCGATGCGCTTCATGACCGCGTTCACGGTGCCCTTGAGGAACGGGACCTTCGTGTGGAAGGTTTCGATCAGCCCCGCGGCCTCCTCCAGGGGCATGTCGAGGGAGTCCGCGAGCTTCTGCTTGCCCATGCCGTACATGAGCCCGAGCCCGATGGTCTTGGCGGCCTTGCGCTTGATGCCGGCCATGTCCGCGACCATCTGGTGGAAGTCGGTGTCGGGGTTCTCCCGGTACGCCTCGGCCATGCGCTCCGCGCCGGGGAGGTTGAGCAGGGTGGCGTAGTGCACCAGCAGCCGCGGCTCCTGGGAGCTGAAGTCGTTGGCGGCCCAGAGCTCGCCCTCCCGGGGCAGGAACAAGGAGCGCACGGTCGGCCCGATGACCTCGTGCCGGGCGGGCACCTGCTGCAGGTTGGGGTTGTTCATGGAGAGCCGGCCGGTGACCGTGCCGCCGTCCTCGGAGCGCATCTGGTTGATGTGCGGGTGGATGTGGCCGTCCGTGGCGCTGTGCTCCAGGTACGGGCGCAGGAAGGTGCCGTGGGTCTTGTTGAACTCCCGGGCCTCCACGATCAGCCGGGCGATCGGGTGTTCGTGCGACTCCAGGAAGGTCTTGGTGAAGCTCGGGAGCCCCGTGCCGGTCTTCGGGTAGGGCTGGTTCAGCTTGTCGAACGCGCGCGCGATGCTCTCCGCGGCCCAGATGTCCACCTTCTCGCCCGAGAGCGAGCGTATCTGCTTGACGTGCTCGGCCTCCCGGCGCTGGTAGTCGGCCAGGAGCTGCTCGCAGCGGTCCCGGTCGAAGCGGATGCCGCGGTGGGTGATGTTGATCAGGATGGGCAGCAGGGCGGTCTCCAGGTCGAAGACCGACTCCACCTCGTCGCGCCGGAGCAACGGCTTGAGGTGGTGCCACAATCGGAGCGTGAGCGCCGCGTCCTGCTCCGCGTACTCCCCGACGTACATCGCGGGCAGCTTCCAGAGCCCCTTCTTCGGGTGCACCCCGAAGTCGTGGGCGGCGTCCTTGAGGGCCTGCTCGGACTTGATCTCCTTGAGGTAGTCGAAGCCGAGCGAGTTGAGCGCGTAGCTGTAGCGGTTCTCGTCCAGGATGGGCGCGGCCAGCATGGTGTCGTAGATAGTCCCGTGGACCGTGAACCCTGATGCCTTGAGCCAGCCCAGGTCGTACGCGGCGTTGTGCATGACCTTCGGGCAGGGCAGCGCGAGCACGTCCTTCATCCAGCGTTCCACGATGCGCCGGTCGAGGTTCCCGCCGCCCTGGTGTGCCACGGGGAAGTAGCCCCGCCATCCGTCCACGGCGATCGCGTAGCCGACGATTTCGCCGTCCTTGCGGGGCCAGCCCGGGCCGTAGGTTTCCATGTTCGGGTCCCGGGTTTCCAGGTCGATGGCGATCTCCGCAGCCCCGGAGAGGTTCGGGAAGCTTGCGGGGGGCAGCCATTCGCTGGTGCGGGGGAAGAGCGGGGAGGTCATCATAGGTGGAAGCCTTTTTCGCGGTTGCGCGGGAGGATGATGTGCAGGCTCTGCTTGGCGCGGGTGACGCCGACGTAGAGCAGGCGGTTGATGTCGTCGGAGTTGCGCTGGTAGTCGCGCGCGAACTTCGGGGAGAGGTCGGACAGCAGCAGCACGTTGTCGGCCTCACCGCCCTTTGCTCCGTGGATCGTGGACAGTTTGATGGGGGCCTTGCCGGCGAGCTTCACGCCCCGGCGCAGCAGGGCGATGATGTAGTTGCGCTTGTCCTCGGCGATGCGCGATAGGGCCTCGTGCCAGATGGCGTCGGTCGTGAGCCCGTGCTCGCTCTGCAGCTTTTGCAGGGTGTAGAGCGCGGCGGGGTCTGCGGTGCGCAGCCCCTTGTGTCCGTGTTTCACGGCCCCTGGGCCGAGGTACTTGTAGATGGTCTTGACGGCGCTGAGGGAGACCTCGCGGCCCTTGCGCAGGGCCTCCCATCCGAGCACGGCATTCATGATGCTCTCGGGGATGCTGCGCTGCCCATAGCGTTCGAAGAGCAGACCCTGAGACTTCAACCAGTCGTGCATGTCGGTGAGCATGTAGTTGGTCGAGGCGAGGACGAGCCAGTCCCCTGCCGTGACATCGACATGGTGGAAGTCGTTGTAGTAGCGCACCTCGCCGCCTTCCTCGCGGGCCTCCCAGGTCTTGGGCTGACGCTGCCGGATGCGGCGCACGATGGTGTCCGCGAGCGCGTGGATGCGGCTCGGGACCCGGTAGGATCGCTGCAGCACCCGCACATCGCCTTCGAAGCCGAGGAAGCTCTCGACGTCCGCGCCGGCCCAGGTGTACACGGCCTGGTCATCATCGCCCGCGAGGAACGTCTGCTCGGACCGCTCAACGAGCGCCTGGACCAGCCGCCATTGGAGCCGGGAGAGGTCCTGGGCCTCGTCAATGATGAGCGATATAAGCCGTGGCAATCGCTCAGGCTCCTCCAGGACCCGCTCCAGGAGGTCGGTGAAGTCGAGCAGGCCCCGGGAGGCCTTGTAGTGCCGGTAGGACCGATCGACGTATTCGAAGTGGTGCCATTCGATCGACATCTGCGACTGGTTGTAGTGCTGCCGCAGGTCGAGGTTCTTGATCCGTGCGATGTTGATCTCGGTGAGGATGGGGTGGTCCACCTTCACGTTGAATTCCTCCTCGCCCTGCTCCGCGGCAAGCTCAAGCCCGGCCTCCTTGGCGAAC